AACACCAAAAACAACACCAGCAACAACACCAACAGCAACACCAGCAGCAACACCAGCAGCAACACCAACAGCAACACCAGCAGCAACACCAGCAGCAACACCAGCAGCAACACCAGCAGCAACACCTGAAGCAACAAATGATATTGGACAACCGTCAGAATCACCAAATCCAGAAAATACAGATCCTGCACAGTATTTAACTGGTGGTGCGGCAGGAGAATTTCAATCTGGTAATAGAAGTGATGAAAGTTTTGAAAATATTGGAGACTATATAAAATATATAGATAATGAATTTGGAATTATAGAAATTCCAAATATAATATCAAATCCCATCTCAAATCCACCTTCAAATCCACCCTCAAATCCTCCAATAAACGAAAAACCAATTAGTGAAAAAAGAAAAATAGAATTTAAATTAAACTTAGATTATCCAAATCCAAATAATATACATTTGATGGTTAATAAAATAATATTAGATTTATCTAATTTATTAGATATAACATCAGATAGAATAAATAATGTTCTTTTAACACCAGGTTCAATATATGTAAAATTAGATATTAACCCAGAAATAAATAATAATTTAGATATATACATTAATAATAATTTAACACCCATTGAAGTAATAATTAAATTTAATGATTATGTAAATAAATATCATAATAAAACAAGTAATCTTTTTAATATTACACCTAGTATTATTTTTAAAAATTCTAATTCATGTAAACTAAGTACTAAAAAATCAAATGAACATTATACTGAAACACTACCATCATTAAGTGATATTGGTAAAGATATATATAAATCATTTATATTAAAACATATAGATTTAAAATATGGAATTAAAGATATTACAATTCTACCAGAACCAAGTTTAATACAATCTGTTATATTACCAAAAAAAGAAACAATTCTAGATAAATTAGTAAACAGAAAATTATCATTTGCATTATATACAACATTAAATAAAATATCTATTCCTGAAACAAATGATACTACAATTAAAAAAGTTTATTTAACTGTACCATTATCAGATGTATATACACCATGTACTGAAATAAATGGCATGTTAAAACTTAGTGAAACATTATCAAAAAGTGCAGTATTTAATTTATCTGAAGTAGAAAAAATCTTTATTAAAGATAGATTACCATATAAATATATTGATTTTCATAAAATAAAATATAATAATATATCAAAAATATGGTACATGTATTCAATATTTTATAATTTAAGATTAAAATATAATGAATATTCTGTATCATATTGTGAAATTAATTGTGATAAAAATAATCCAATTGGATTTTGTGCACAAGAAAAAATTAAAAATATAGATTCACATAAATCTGATTATACAGGAATAAATAAAAATGATGATTATGGATTAAAAAATGTATTAAAATTTAAAATAGAAAAAGATGATAAATTAACACCATATTTTATATCAATGAATCCTGAAGAAAAAATTCATTTTATTACAAATAAATACAGTAAAATAACTGATAATGGAATAAATGATGATTATAAAACAATTGTTCAAGTTCCTATATATGATGGATCAGAACACTATTATAATAGTTTATCTTATACTCCACCTACTTTTGATAAAAAATCATTATATGAAGAAACAAAAATAGATATTAAAAATTTATCACCATTATATACAAAAGAAGAAATTGATGATTATCAAAGTGCTGCATCATTTTCAATTTTAGAAACAATGGTTGATAAAAGTGATGCATATAAATATTATGCATTTGATTTTAATGTTGAAATTATAGAAGATGATGTATATGCAACATTACCATTAAACTAATTTTTAATAAAATCTCTAAAAATAAGTATCATAAGTAACATGAAACTTATTTTTAATAAACAAACTTATCATAATCCACCTCAAACGCCCACCTAAACTTATCCCTCAACGTCTCTGAAAATATCTTATCCACTGGAAAATCATGTTTCTTTATCCACGCAATTGTAATACGAGGATCAATATAATTTATTTTAGATGTACCAAGAGAAATATTTTTTAATTCTAATTTCAATTCTTTTTTTGCTTTTAATTTTTTTAATTTATTATTTATTTTTAATATTTTAGATTTTTTTGTTTCTTTTGATTTATCTTCTTTAATCTTATCAATTTCATCATCTAATTTTTGTATTTGTTCTTTAAAATTTTTCTGAACATTTTTTTGATGATTACATAATTGAGCAACTTTAATATTCGCTTGATTAAATGCATTTAATAAAAAATTAAATTTATCATCTTCTTTCATATTTTCTTTTACTTCAATGCTAGTTAATTCATTATTAAATAAATCACTAGCATTATATGTTCTAAATACTTTTGCAGTCAATCCTTCCATTAATGTTTGTAAATATTTATTTACATCAGTTGTATTTATTTCATTAAATATTTCAGTATTTTTTGATTTATTTTTAATAAAATCAATTAAATTATTATAAACTAATTCATCAACTTTAATAACTTTTACATATCGAACGCTATCTTTACCTAGAAAATCTAATTTAATATGTAAATCATCCATTAATGATAAATGTTCAACGCGTAAACTAGTTATTCCAACAGTATCTGCTTCTTCTTCACCTTTTTCATTACCAACTCTCAATGCTAAATAATCTATAAAATAAATACAAGTAGCTAATTGGCGCATTTGTAAATTTTTATCTGTTAATAACTGATTATATTTTAATCTAATTTCTTTTATTTTTCTTTTTAATTTTCGTGCAAGATCAAATTTTTCTTGATCATTTTCCATTTTCCATGAAGAAGACGCACTTAACCATATATATTTAGTTTTACCCGTAATTATATCTGGATAACTCGCTAACCAATCTACATATGGATTATGAATAATTTCACCCCATTTGTTACCTAAAGGAGAATTTGGTATTGGTGCATCTTTAGATAAATTTAAAATTACATCACTTGGTGATAATCTAGGTTTAATTGATCCTAATAAGGGGTGACATCCACGACCAATAAAAATACCAGGTGGTTCAATTCTAAAATTACCAATTTTTTCTTTTTTACCATCAATTGTAGCAAATAAATATGGTTCTTCTTGTTTTTTTCTACCTTCTAATAATTTTTGTTTTTCATCTGATGATATTAACAATTTTTTTTCTTTTTGTTCTATAACATATTTTTTAATTAAGGAAAAATCACAATCTTCCAAATTTGTTATTTTAGTACTTTTAAGATATGTTTTCCAATCATTCCAAAAATTTCTATTAAATTTTTTATTTTTAATATATTCTGAATCTATATATTTACTATAGATAGTTGCAAATTCTTCTGCATCATGTGGTAATTCTATTTTTTCATTTTTATATATTATTGGAATTTTATGTGGTTGATATTCATCAGGAAACATTGGACCAATATGATGTAATTTATCCCATCTTTTTTTATTATTTTTTCCACCAGATTGACTTAAATTAATATTTTTATCAATATCTTGAAATAAATAAAATTGCCTTAATAAAAAATAATTAGTAAGATTATTCATTAATATTTACAAATAAAAATATTATCATATATTAATGAATATAGAGTTAATTATACTTGTATTAATTATAATATTTGTTTTTACAAAAAGTAAAGAAAACTATACTAATAATGTTGATAATATTAAAAAAATTAAATTAAGTTCTAAAGATTTTGATGTATATGTTATTAATATGACACAAAAAAAAGATAGATTAATAAATTTTAGTAGATATTATAATAATTCTGATCTTAAATTTAAAAAATTTAATATATTTCCAGCAATTGTTGGAAAAAATTTAAATTTAATAGAATTTGTATCCCCTGGTGGATATAAACAAATATTAGAATTAGAAAAAACAGGTCATCGTAAACATCATTATGATTTATCACGTGGGGCTGTAGGATGTTATTTAAGTCATTTATCTATATATAAAAAATTAGTAAATTCAAATTATAAATATGGAATTATATTTGAAGATGATAGTGAAATGATAGAAGATTTTTATAATAATATAATAGACGGATTAAATAAAATTCCAGACAATTGGGATATATTTTTATTAGGGCATATCTGTATTAAATGTGATATTAATTCTGAATATACAAAAGTTCATAGATTTTGGGGAACACATTCATATATTATAAAAAAAGAAAGTGCTGCTAAATTATTAAAATATTTAGATAGACCATTATCAAAACAAATTGATGCAGATATGTCATTATTAGTTAAAAGAGGTATAATAAATATATATGCATTAAATAAGTCACTAGCAATGCAATCTACTAATTTTTATAGTGATATTCAGTCTGATGTAATTGAGTCAGATGAAGCATTTAATGAAGAATAATTTAAAAAATTGAAATAAACATATTATATTATAATATATTTATTTATTAACAAAGTCTTCCTATATTAGTAATTACTAAATAGAAGACACAAATGAGCCATGATCAGAGAGATTTTTCTGATTTAAGAACCAAAAGATCTATATGTAAATTTTTTTTGATTGGTAGGTGCAACCGCGGTGATCACTGTCAGTTTAGTCATGATAATGAAGAACCACGTGAATTAACGGAAAAAGAAAAAGTAATTAAAGAAATTGAAGAAGCTTTTTCACGTGGTACATTAGACAACATCTTTAAAAAAATGTTGTCTAGTGCAGATGAATATAAAAAATATTATTTTGAAATACATATGAAATTTAGAGGATGGGCACTTTTGAAATTAAATAAAAGATCTATTACTAAAGATCTATTAAATAATATTTCATTGCGTAATGTTAAAATCGCTGATATTGAAGAACCATTAAAATATGGATATATGCCAATTGTGATGCATTTTATTATGAATGGGTTTTCATGGTATCTGTTTAAGAATGCAAGTAATAATGAAGAGGCATTAAAAATTCAAGAATGTTTCAATGAAATTATTGATCAATTAATTAAACCCGAAAAATATAATATTGATGAATATGCCAAAATGATTATCGAATCATCTCAATATTGTGATCCTGATACTTATCAAAATTCTATTCATATTGCTACATATTATTTATGTGATATTGTAATTGAACATGTTAAAGAACAATATAATTATTGTCGAAAGCAAGTGTTAGTAGCAGAACATAAAAAAGAAATTAATGATATCAAGATTATGTTAGGGGATGAAATGTTTAAAGAACAATTAAATATTCATTATAGTGAACTTTTAGCTGAAAAAACAATTGAAAATAATACAGCGTTTGATATTTTTAAAATGAGGGCAGATACTAAATCAGAAATTTTAACAGATTTTGAAGAAAAATGTAAAAAAGCAATTTCAAAAGCACGTGGAAAGCAAGATCTTATTGCGTATGCTATAAAAAGATATGAATATAATGTTTCAAATCTAGAAGATAAATTTAAAATATTTTTTAAGCAAATTTTTGATACAGAGATTAAGCGGATACGAATTCAACAAAATGCAATAAATTATGAAGAATTATTTGATAAATCATTAGATAAATTACATGGATTTTCTAATAGATATGGAACAAAGTGTGATGTTGATACTCTGCGAAATTTATTACATTTAGCAAATACAGATTTAAAACATAAAAAAGATGAATTAATGCAAAAAATTATTAATAAAATTCCATCACCATTAATGAATCCATCCCATGTAATTGATACATTTCAGGGTTTGGGAAATATTGATTATTTATGGAATGGATTAATAAATTCAATTAGTATTGAAAATCCTGCTACATTTTGCATTGATCTATTAAATCATTTTTTCAATGATAAGAATAAAGGTGTTGCTGAGAGTTATATTGGTCAATATTTACATAAATTAAGTAATTTGACACAAATATTATCATCTGAAGAAAAAGAGGTTATTATTAAAAAATTAGATGTATTAACATCTAATGTTAGGGAAAAGATTTTTTTATAAAAAATTGATATCTATATGTTTAAATATATAGATATATAAATTAAAAATGTTTGCTAAAAAATATCCAAATATTAATACACTAATTAATAGTCTGAATGATGACTCTAAAATTAAATTAAATAAAAATATAGATACTATAACGTCCCAACAGGATGATACAAGTGCGTCAAATGTATTATTTATAACTGATTATGAAATTTCATGTAAAATATCACATTATTATTTAAATTTAGATATTCCCATTACAAGAAATTCAAATACAATAACAATTAAGAATAAATATTCAACATATATATATTATTTAACACGGTATTTATTAATGTGTACAAAATATTTTGAGTGGTATTCATATGGTGAATTTGTTATAAATATTGATGATATGTATAACATAATTATTGAATTAGAAACATTAATAGATCAAGTATTAAAGAATAATAATTATAATGATCCTTTATCTGAAATTAAACTAATATTTTCTGATTTAATTAATAAATCATTTGATAATATTAAATATATGTATTTGTCTATAGATGATATAGTTAGTAGCGTATCTAGTGAAGAATCTGATAGTTCATCTCCGATAAGTGTACGATCTCCGATAAGTGTACGATCTCCGATAAGTGTACGATCTCCGATAAGTGTACGATCTCCGATAAGTGTACGATCTCCGATAAGCGCAGGATCTGATAGCGTATCTAGTGCACGATCTATTAGCGTATCTAGTGCACGATCTTATAGTACAAGTTCATCATCTATAATTAGTTCTTATTCTAAATTAGAACAAATAAAAGATACATTTGATGAGAATTATAATGATAATATATACACATTTGATGATAGATCATCAAATATATCTAATTTTGAAAATGATATAAATAATAATTTAGATAATATATTAGATAATAAAAATTGAAATAATTAATTTATTAAATTACTATGGATATATATAATAGAGTATTTACAAACATGTACTATATTCCACCAGTGTATTACTGGATAAATAAATTAGATACATATACAAATATTAAGAAAGAATTAATAGATCAATACAATAATAAAAAAATAATATTTTATAATAATCTTGATAGATATAAGAAATCGAATGTATTAGAAAAGACAGATGAATATAATGAATATAAAAGTAGTTTGATTAGATTAATTTTAACTGATTATGCACATAATTATCCAAATAATTGTGGAAAAGAATTATTGGATAATATTATTGAAAAATGGAAAAGTAAAAAAATTAAATTGAACGTAAAGGAAATTATTTATAATAGAACAGTTAATAATATTTTAAATAATCAGAAAAAAATTAATAATATAGAAGAGATATTAATGTTAATTAATTTGCAAGTGTTAGAATATTTTTATGAATAAATTATTTTATAAAATTATTTATAATATTATTATATGGGTAATATTATAAGTGACAATAAAGGTAATATACGTACATATAATAATACAGAAACTGATGAAAATAAGCCATCTGCATTTACAAAAAATATGACAGATATATTATTTGAATTAGATTTATATAATACAGGAAATTATTATGAACAAAATACAACACAAAATCCTAGAAGTGAATTTGATTATACTGAAAGAGGCAAAGAAAAATCTAAAAATAATATAGATATTACTAATAGTGGAAGAAGATCAATAAATGGTAATTATACTGATATAATAGGACTTCAATATGAAGACAGTTCTTTAAATATAGATAGTTTGCAAAAACCATTAAATGATTATAATCATATACTAATAGATAAAGATGATCGTAAAATTAATAAATTTTATAATTTGAAAAGAGGATTTTGTATGGGAGGAAATTCAGTACCAATCGATATTGTAGGTGTAGATATTCCAAGTAATGATAGAGATGCATATTGGAATAAAATTGGACAAAATAATATTGATTTATTTAGGGATCAAAAAAATATATATAATTATACTGATACGATGGATACAGATGTAGAAAAATGTTTAACATGGGGTACTTTAACACCTCCATCTGATGAATTTAATAAATATACTGGTACTGATTATAGTACTACAATACCTGATATTAATATAATGACCGATAACTTAAATACATTAGCAAGTAGTAAAAATGTATATGGTAATACACTATCACCTGATTGTATAACTCTATTGGATAAAACAATAATGAATTCATATGTATCACCAAAAATAAATCAATATAAATCATTAAATTTGTCAGTTTCTAATAATGGATTAATAGAAACAAATGGCGTATTAAGACCAGATACAAATAAAAATATTGAAAATCTTAATCCAAATGAAGATTTTAATATATATAACACAACAAATTCAGCTGGTCTTGGAGTAAGTGGATCAGGAATTGATGGTACTGATCATAATACTAATGCAAATAATGGTGGACAATGTGGTGTATTAGAAGAAAATTTATGTGAATGGCATTATTATTATGATATAGTAGATGGTACTTTATTTAATAAAGATTTTACTAACTCAAATAAACTTGATAATAATTTAAGATATTTACAAGAAAGAATTCCTGATTGTAGATGTATTGCATTAAATAGAGCAAGTAAAGATGTATTACTTCCAGATGAAGTTAAAAAATATTTAATTAATGAGTTTAACACAAATCAATGTAATAAAAATAACAATTATGGTCAAAAAGAAGATAGACTAACATTAGAAAAAAGTTCAGAAAATTATAAAAAATCATTACTACCTGAAAAAGAAATACTTTTATATAATGAAAAATCAAATTTATCTACAAATAATTATAGTGGATACAGAAGACAGTTTGATCCTACATCTGTTACTAGTAGTGGATTAACTCTATCTGCATCTGGAAAAGCATCAACAGATAGTTCATTTTTATATGCACCAGAAGGTGTAAGATTAAAAAATATTGTAAGTAATACATATACATGTAAAATAGATACAAAGATTACAGTTACAGGTGTAGGAGGTAATTCAATAATAAATGGTGTTAGTTCCGTATGTAATTTTAAAGAACCTCCACCTCCACCTCCACCTGCAGCACAACCTGGTGCTCAACCTGGTACACAACCAGCAACACAACCAGCAACACAACCAACAACATCTAATTCCGCCACAAAAATTACTATAGAATCTATATCATATAATGATAAAACAATAGAAAATAATGACGACCCATTAAACATAGGTGATGAAATTAAAGTTAATGCAAGATGGACTGATTTTAGAGAACCCCATGATCCTGAAAGTTTTACATCAAACTATGAATTTGTTGGAATTGCATCAGATAAATCAGAAATTATTTTTCCATATTCAAATAATCTATGTCCAGTAGATAGTAATAGGCAATGTATATCACCATTTAGTATAAGAATTCCATTTTTATATGGATCTGAAACAAATATGATTGGAATACCATGTAATATAGGATTACGTAGTAAAAGCAATGGAAGTAATAAAATATCAGCTACAAATACAAAAGTAATAAAATTAAAACAATATTCAATGAGAATTACATATGTTCAACCAATTCAAAAAGATAATAAGAATTATATATATGTAGGTATTGATTTAAATACGGCAGATAAATTAATTATAAAAGATATAAAAATAATATTAACATTAACATCACAAATAAATGATAAAACTCCAATAGTAATCGAAAAACGTATCAGTGAATTAACTGATGGTGCAATTCAGTTTAGTGATAATAATATAAAAAATGAAAAATATACTTATTCTATAAATATAGATAATTATGCTATGAATTATGATGTCCGTGTACCAATTTCTCAAAAAAATGCTGTTGATTTTAGTAATTTAAAAACTAAATTTATTGATTCTATGACTAAATTAGAATATGTTGATACAAATGACAACAATTCAATTATATTAGTTACAAATGATGATACAATACCATATTGTGCATCATTAATATTTACATGGGAATTATTATCATATGTAGATAATACAGATAACAATATTGATATATATTATGATACTAACGTAGTATATGATAAAACATCAGCAACAAGAGTTAAAATAGCATCAAATATTGCATTATCTTCAACTGGTATAACAAGTGGAATATTAAGTAATTCATATCAATTTATATCTCCTATTTTAGATTCTAGTAATTCTAATATTATAGTTTATGGAGAAATAATAAATGGTGATAATACAATATATACTTCACCTATAAAAATACAAATAGAAACAGGAAAAAGAAATTATAAAAATTGGATAATTTTACCTATTACAAACAATAAATATTGGACATTACAAGATATGATATCTACTAAAAATCCAATAACTAGTACTAAAAATATAGATCAAACAATTGATTATTATTTAAATAACAATTCTGAACCATATATTGTATATGATAGTAATAATACAATGAATAAAGAAGGAATTAATTGGTTTAGTGGAAATGGTCCACCTAAATTAAATAGTGATACAAGTATACAATATAAAACTACATACACTATTTTTGTAAGACCTATTATTCAAAATATTAATATAAAATCAATAAAACAAAATAATAACTCTATAGATTTATCAAAACCAATAAGTGTATTATATGGATCAAAAATTGCAATTGAGTATTCAATTGATAACAAAAAACCTCCAATGCCAGTAGAAGATTTTCCAGTACTTAATTCTGATATAATCATTCAAGTTATAATTGCAAATAAAAATGATAAGAGTATTAAGGAAACAATATATACAGAAAAAGTAACATATCAAAATTCTGATCCTATATTACCACCTCAAATTACATTTCCATTAATATATGATACTACTATTATAAACCCAATAATATATATTACATCATATAGTATATATAACTCTGCTACATATGACTTAAATATATCGTTAGATACAACATTACAATTACCTTTAATATCAAATGTAATAAAAAAGAGTATTGATAGTCAATTAATTAATATATTATCAGATCCTAATACGACTGCAGATGATACACTCATAAAAAATATAGATATTACATTTAATAGCATGTATAATTCATATTATGTTATGTTATCTAATTTTAGTAATACAAAATCATTAACTATTTTATCTACAAATCTCAATTTTAAGAAAGTAGATTTTTTACAACCGTTAAAAATTATATTTACATTACCACCACAATATTTAACATTTAAAAATGTTAATAAAGGAAGAAGACAATTAGAATCATTTTATAATAATATGATAATAGAAAAATTTGATGATTCATTATCATTAAATATTAATGATTTACATATTGATTTATCTACTTCAACATTAAATACAATTACAACATTAAAGTTTATTTTTTCAGGATATAATAAAATATATATTAATAATTTAACATTAATGTTTGGTAAATCAAATTTAGATAATAAAAAATTTAATATTATTTTTTCTCCCGATTCAATTTCAAAACAAACGACAGTATATGAAATATCAAATATAACATTTATTGGAGAATTAAAAAATAAATTTAGTATAATAAATAAAATACCAGGATTAGATAATATAAATTATTCAGTATCTACATTAATAAATAATAATTATGCATATATTGTTCCATTAATATATTCAAATGGATATTATGGTCTACCAGAAACATATAATACACAATTAAATAACAAATTAAAAGCGACTAATTTAAATAAATCTGTAACACCATTATTAGCCGTACCTCCAGCAGAATCAGGATTATCAGCTATGACTGTAATATTAATTATATTAGGTATTATTGCTGTTATTGGTGGCGGGGCATTTATTTATTTTAAATATATTAAAAAAAATAATTAATTAATATTAATATTTATTATATATTAATATTAATGACAAGTAAATCTAATATTTCACCAAATCCAATAAATAATTATCCAGATATACTAAAATCAACAGATCCAATTGCTACAAGTATTGTAAGTAATTTTAATAATATTTATAATAATTATGTAATATTTTGTAATGAAAATGATAATACAACTGATCTTACAAAATTAGATACATCTGCATCAAATATTCAAAATAGTTTTAATAAAATTACTGATATTATAATGTCATGTATAAAAGATTCAACTCCATATAATAATCCTAATCCAAAATGTAGTTTACCACAATGTATCTGGGTAAAAGAATGTGAACTGTTATGTTTGGATTATTTACCATTATTAATGATAATGACCCAAAATGGTGTAAAAGAGCAATATAAATTTTTATCTTTTTTTTTTATACATAATTTAGTTGAGTCAATAACATCTAATGAGGCTAATTATAGTTTATTAGATAAAACATATTATTTATGTAGTTCTAATGAAAATCCATCAGGATATAAAAAAAGAAATCCAGATCCAAAATTAAGTGCAGCATATAATGCGTTAATGAAAAAAATGAATACCCAATTAACAAATAAAGATAATCGACAAGCAGATACTGCATGGATAAATTTTTTATTATATATCCTATTACCTATAGTTATTTTTATAGTATTAATATTATTATATATAAAATATGCTAAAAAATCAGAATCAACTACAACAGCATCAGAAAATATGCCTGTTGTATTAAATGTAACTAGTTCAGAACAACCTAAATCAGGTGGAAAAGTTACTGACACGTTAAATTTTATTACTAGAATGGGATTACATATATTAAGTCCAAAATAAAAATAAATAATTTATTTATTTTTATAAAATTGAATCATTTATAAAATATCTTGATTCATCAAATTTTTGTATATAAAATTTGCGAACAACATATAATAGATATGATAATATTATAGTATATGTTAATATTGTACCAGACAGATAATTATACATACTTATATTTTTTATTACACAATTACGATATGCAGGTAACATATGTGCATCTATTGAATACATATTTGATGATAATAGATATTGATTTTTAGTATGAACATAAATCCATGATATTAATCTAGGAACTGGATCATTAATATGTTCTAATCTTACGGTATTAATTACATATTTATTATATAAATTAACAAAATTATGATCTCCAATAGCAGGTCCAGCAATATGGACTGAATTTATATTATCTGATGTAATATTTAATTTATTTAAATTTGCATGAAAATCAAATGTGCATAATGTAGATACCCCTGCACCTAATGAATAACCACTTATAAATATTTTTTTAGCACCATTATCTAATAATTCTTTACATTTATTATATAATATATCTCTTATAGACAAATATAAATTAAAATATCCTATATGTACACCAATAGGATTAATTAGATCTTTAATTATATCAGGATTAGTCGCATATTTTGTAGTATATTGTGTAATACCTAATTTTAAATTAGATTTAATATCTTCAATTTCATTAAAATCAGTTCCTTTAAAATTTATTATTATTTCAGAAGAATCTGATTCATTTAATCCAACATAATATTTCATTTTGGATTTATCATTAATATTAAAATTTCCTTGTTCACTATAATTTATTGCTTTTAATAAATCATTTGTATTTGGTTTATAATTTTCATTTAAAATATAATTATTTATATATTCAGTTAATGGATAATAAATAATAATTATTAAAAATAATAAAATAATAGTAATAATTTTTACTGGCATTACTTTAAAATAAAGTATACCTAATATTACAAATAAAGATCCATTTGTATTAATTTGATTCCATACACTCATAATTTCATTATTATTTGCATCTTTTTTTAATAATATATTTACAAAATATATAACACAATAAATTATAAAAGAAATAAAAAACAGTCCAATAATATAATCATCAATATGCCATAATGAACTTATATGTAATGTTTTATGTGTGTTAAGTTTATAATCAGTATATATTAATATTATAAAATTTATAAAAGTATATAATAATTTTTTAGTTTCTATATTCATACATATATATAATAAAAAATTGATAATATTTTATTTATATAAATATAAATTAATAGTAATAAGAATGAAATTTTGTAAACATTGTAATTATAGTTTAAATATTTCAAAATCTCCAATAAATAATGATAATAAAATTACATATGTAATTGAGACAATGGATCAATATTTAAATTATATTAAAAATGTATCAGATGAAATAAATCATGATGTTGAATTAAAGATAGATTTAGCTACATTAAAAACAAAATTAATGGGAAAATTCAAGAAAAATACTAAAAAAGTAGATGAAATTTTATTACATTATGATACAATTAAAAATAAAACAGTATATGATAGTAATATCTATTTTATATGTAATAATTGTAATTCATCATTTGAAATAGAACCAGGAACGCTCATATTATCAACAAATTTTGATATAAATAATCAAAATATTCAACAACATGATTTTAAATTTAAGATTATGGATCCAATTTTACCAAGAACAAAAGATTTTATTTGTCCTAAAAAAGAATGTGATTCTCATAAACCAGAAAATAATATTAAAAGAGAAGCAGTTATTTTTAGAGAATCAAAATCATTTATAACTAGATACGTTTGTACAATGTGTTTAACGGATTGGTTGGCACAATAATTTTTTTATATAAAAAATGAAATATATATAATATAACAGAATATTTTATTATATATATATAAGATGCCTCCTAAAAAAGAAAAAGCTTCTAAAGATACAAAAGCATCTAAAGATACAAAAGCATCTAAAGAACTAAAAGAGTCTAAAGATGTAAAAGTATCTAAAGAACTAAACGTGTCTAAAGATCCAAAAAAAGCAACAAAAAGTGTTAAATTTGATAAGGATGCAAATACAAATATATTAAAATCACCAGTAAAAGAAAAATATCCTAATACTGAAAATTTAAATTTAGATGAAGAAGAATTAGAAAAAGAGACTGAATTAGAAACTGAAATTGAAGAGACAGAAAAAGAACCAGAAGAGATAGATGATAATATTGATGAAGATCATGAAGTTAATGATGAAGTAGAATATGATGATCAAGAAATAGAAGAAATTGACGATTTATTTGATGATGATGATAAACCTAAGAAAAAAATTGGGAAAAATAAAAAGAAACTAGAAGATGATGATGAAAAAATTGATGATGATGATTGTGAATATGACTACAGTGAAATATATGATGAAAAGAAAGAAAATCCAATAACAATAGTTGAAAGTTCACAAAGAATAACATTACCTAAATTAACAAAATATGAGAAAGTTAGATTAATTGGAACTAGGGCAAAACAAATTTCATTAGGTGCAAAAGTAATGATTAAAAATACAGAAGGATTAAATGCAATTGAAATTGCCAAATTAGAATTAGAACACAAAATGATACCAATGAAAGTTAAAAGATTATTACCTGATAATCGAGTAGAGATCTGGAAATTAAGTGAATTAGATTTAGATAATTAGAAAATAAAATATTATTTTCTAATAATAACATAATGGATATTCTTATTAAAACAGATAAATTAGAAGTAATTAATAGTAATGATGCAGTTAATAAACTATATTATACATTAGCAAATTTACCAAATATCAGTGAAATTGATGAATATAATAAAAAAAATAACACCACATTTCAATTAGAAAAAATGAAGGAAATTATTTCAAGTACTACATCAGCAATTCCTTTATTTGATATTGTAAGTCAAAATATATATTTGATTCAGGCAAATCAAGTATTTGAATATGTCAAAGATAAATATTACCGTGTAGCAAATGAAAAAATTTATAATTTTTTAAAACAAAATTATGAAAAAACAGAATCTAAAAAATTAAAAAATATAATAGAAAAAAATATTAATTTTTTAAATAATTATAATTTTGATATTTTATTTAATACATATTTAAAAGTAATCTATACAAATTCTAATCAAATTGGAAAAAATATAACTGATTGTAAAAGAATATCATTTCTACCATATTTAAATATATCACCGTATTATTCGAGAAGTGAAATTATAAATATGGCACTGAATTTAAAATTAATTAAACCAGATACTACATTTTATGATAGTGATAAATTAAATAATTTATGTTTAGATTTAGTAAAACATGATATTTCAAATAAAATAATATTGGAGCATCAATTATATATTGAAAAAAATAATGCACAACATATTATTTATTATTATACTTTTTATGGATCACAATATTATAATAAATATTTGAGAAATAATAGTAATATTCAAGATGATATTATGGAAAATAATATTAAAAAATTAAATTCATTAATAAAAAAAGCACCTTCATTTTCATCTGATGTTTATGTTTATAGATTTGTACATAATGATGATTATTTAGAAAATGTACATGTTAAAGGTATATTTACTGAAAATAGTTTTATTAGTACATCTAGAAATCCTTTTTACAATGAAAAAGAACATGTATTTGGTAAAATATTATTAAAAATTAAATTACCAAAAAATAAACAAGGTATTGGATTATGTGTTGAAACATATTCATTGTTTCCATCAGAACAAGAAATAATATTAGCACCTGGTAAATTAAAATTAATAAATAAGGTAGATTCAAATAATCCACATGATGATTTTACATATTTTCATATTGATGTAAATGCACAAAAGTCAATATATAAAAAATATGAATTTGAATATATTGAACCGTTAGATGATCTTATTATTTATAATTATAAAAAAGAAAACATTGAATTTAATTTACCTATTAATTTTTCATTAATTAGTACAGATCCATATGAAAAAATTATTGAATTTTATAGATCAATACCAATAATTAATGAAATGCATTATTTTAATTTAGATAATTATATGTTTCAAGTTTTTTATTTAAATAAGGGATTAGCGTATAAAGATTATTATTATTTATTAAAACAGCATCCAGAAAATCAAGAAATTATATTTTTAGTATTACAAGATCCAAAAACACAGGAAATTAATTTAATTATAGAAATTAGTGATATTATAAGTGTTAATTATTTACATCGATACACTGGATCCAAAACATTAAAAGATGATGAATTAATAAAATTAATGTTTAATATTAGTGATATTTTTAAAATTAATTATATTGTAATTCATCCAATATTTAATAATTATAAAAATAAAATATCTAATATTAGTGATATTTTGAATAATAATGATGAATATATAGAAAAAGATTTATTATATAATTTTTCATCAGATTTAACGATGTATAATCAAGATATATTTAGTTATTTTAATAATAAATCTCCGAGATTTTTAGATACAGAAAATATTGTTAATAAAATGGATATTATTTTTTTAGATAGATTAAAACGATTATCTCCTGAATTAATTGTTAAAATAGAAGACACAGATGAATTATATAGAATATATAAAAAGAATAAATTTACAAATATAAGTAATATGTTATTATATTTGCATGAAAATTATTTTTATTTATTGCCAATTTTTATTAATAAAATAACATTAGTATTAAAAAATAATCCATTTATAAATGGGTATTATATATTATATAATAATAAACATGAAAGTTATATAGGTAATATAGTTTCTAATAAAGAAAAAATTGTTAATATTCGAAGTTAAAATTTGAAAAAGATATATTATATAAAATAATATGAATTATATATATAAGATAAATGGAATTATTAACTAAAGATGTTGAAAAATTATATTACAATTCAAATTCAAAAGATGAATTTGAAATAATTATTGATCAGAAAAATATGAATATGACAAAATTTATGACATTATTAAAATATATAGGTCATCAACATACAACATTAAAGTTACCAGTATTTAAAGAAAATGTATTAGATGTATGTTTAACAGATGCGAACAGTTATTATAGAATTACTGTAAATGGTAAAGAAAATATTCAATCTGTATTAAATAAACATGGTAATAAGAAAAATATTCATGTATTCCACAATTTGTTACAAGAAGCAAAGAGTAATATTGGGGATTATTCGATTATGATAAAATCTAGACGTGGGGTAATTGATCATCCAAAGTATAGATGTAGGTTATCTAATGAAAAAATAGTAACAGCTAGTAGTATTAATTTGAAAGAAGATGATAGACATAATATTATTTTTAGGTATAAACAGCGTGCAAGTTTAGTGATAGAAGAAAATGAATATGGAAAATTAAAATTAGATGTAACTCAGGTTCAACAATCAAATCAATTATCAACTATAATTGGTAGTCATCACGTCTATGAAGCTGAATTAGATTTATCATTAGAGAAAAAAGTAGTTGAAAATAGTGTTACAACAAAATTATTAAAAACTATTTTTACTACATTAAAAAGTATTTTATGTACTTTACAGGGATCAAATATTTTAATGACACATAATGATGAAGTAAATATATTAGATGAATACAAAAAACTTGTGTATGGTGAAAAAATGAATATTCATCAAGATTTATATGCAATGCAATCAAAATCATTAGAATTGATTCCATTTATTGAAACATTACCAAATCAATATTCAGTTACAGATAAAGCAGATGGTGAGCGTCATTTTTTATTTGTATTTAATAACAATGTATATTTAATTAGTAATAATTTAGTTGTAAGACAAATTAAATCTAAGAATTCAGATAATCTCAATAATACTATTTTAGATGGTGAAATAATAGTACATAATAATAAGCAAATATTTTTAGCATTTGATATTTTATTTGATAAGGGTATTGATATTAGAACTGAGATAAATCTTGGGACGAGATATTTAAAATTAAAAAATATAATAGAGGAGTTAGCTGATATTAAATTTCCATGGATTAAACTAGAAAATCCTGACAATTTTTCTGTTGAAAATCAAGTAAAGTATCATGAAGAAAATATGGATAAACATAATAAATTATTGAATAAAGAAATTAGTGAAGATAATCAGTATATTATATTTTTAAAATATTTTATATTTCCAGTAGGTGGGAATAAATCTGAAATATATTCATATGCACATTCTATGTGGAATAAATATACATTAGAATATAAATTACCGTATTTATTAGATGGATTAATTTTTACCCCGTTAAAACAAAAATATACTAGAAATATTGATGAAATTAAATATCAAATATATAAATGGAAACCGAGGGAACACAATTCAATTGATTTGTATATTGAATTTGAGAGGGATCCTAAAACACAAGATATTTTAACGGTATTTGATAATTCAGAAATAGAGGATGAGAATGAAGAATTTGCTGATGCAGGAAAAGAAAAGAATGCATTTTATCAGATAGTAAAACTACATGTTGGACGAGTAAATTATGGAACAAATTTAGAAATTCCTGTACCGTTTAAGGCAAATCAAGAATTAAATATTGCATATTTATATTTAAAAGATGGTATCGCAAAAGATGTAGATGGAAATATTATTCAAGATAAAACAGTTGTAGAATTTACATATGATTCAATAAGAATAGGAGATCCAAAGAAAAAATGGATTCCATTAAGAACTAGATTTGATAAAACAGAAACAGTACAAAAATCAAAGAGAAAATATGGTAATAGTGAAAAAGTTGCTGATAGTATTTGGCAGAGTATGAATTTATTAATAGATATGAATGATTTTATGTTATTAGGTGATAAGAATACATATAATGATCATATTAATATATTAAGAGCTAAATTAACAGCAAAAGATATTGCTATTTATAAAGCATCTGATGTATATTATTCTAAAAAGACAAACTTGGGTAAGACATTTAGAAATTTCCACAATTTTGTAAAATCTCAATATATTTATAATTATTGTTCGATGACTGAAGATAAAAAAATGGATGTATTAGATATTGGTATTGGTCAAGGTGGTGATTTACTAAAATACTTTCACAGCCGTGTTAAATCAATTACAGGTATTGATGTAGATGCGGATGGTTTATTTTCTGCTGGTTCTGAAAGTGCAATTGGTAGGTTAATGCAATCAAAAAAGGTGTATCCTAATTTTCCTCCTACTGATTTAGTACATGCAAGTTTTGGAATTAATTTGATGAAACCAGATTTACAATATAATGGATTACCAAATATGACGGAACAAAACAAGAAATTAATTAGTAAAATAAATAGTAAAAAGTATGATGTTATTAATGCGATGTTTTCATTACATTATTTATTCAAAGATGAAGAAAGTGTAAATAGTATGTTAGCAAATTTTAGTTTGTTAAAACCAGGTGGTTATTTTTTAGCATGTTTATTTGATGGTAAATTATTGCATGATAAATTTAAGCATAATAAAGAAAACTCTTCTAATAAAAATCCGTTAATTGAAGAATATTATACTACTGAATCAGGTGAAAAAGAATTATTATTTAATATTAAACCATTATATGATATTAATGAAAAGAATATTAATAAAAATGGATTAGGGATATCATATTTCTTATCTACATTTATGACAGCAGAGTCAGAATATATTGAATATTTAGTAACACCTGAATATTTAATTAGTACATTGAAGAAGGCAAATTTAGAGTTAGTAGAAACAGAGACATTTCAAAATATATATGCAATATCCAAAGATTTTTTAACAGAAGCAATCACATATGATGCAGGTAATACTACTAGAAAATATTTAACTGATGTAAGTGATTATTATAATTTAAATAGTTCGATAAATAAGGCATCATTTGAACAAACTAGGTTAAATAGGTTTTATGTATTTAGAAAGACTGAATAAAATTGAAAATAATAATTTTTTTAGATTAAGAATATTATATATATCTATGGCAAAATTATATAAGTTGCGCCCCAAGTCATTTTCTGAAGGTCATGGGATAATCAATCAGTTTCCAAAATCAGATGAAATAATTAATTATAATGAGATACCTGAATCTGTAAATCCAATAGGTAAAACACATATTTTTTACACTAAAATAATTGGATTTTTATTTCATTTGGTATTAATTTCAGTATTTGAAGTTATATTTTTTAATTATTATATTATTCAATATGAGAATAATGCAATAATTTCATTAGTAAATCAATTAGTAACTCCAATTATTAATTCATGTAATACTTTATCCCCAATTAATAAAATACTTGTAGATGATTTTATAGATGTATTTGTTAATGAAACCACCATAAACAGTAATGCATTATCTGATTATAATATTAGACAAGAATTTAATCAAAAATTATACATAAAATCGATATATTACTGTCTAGGGGTAATTTCAGTATTTTTTGTGTCATTGATTTCAAACATGTATTTTAAACAAAAAATAGATTTTCTGATGGTAATATTGGATAATATAGTAATGATAAGTATTTTGGGTATTTATGAATATATATTTTTTACAAATATTATTTTTAAATATATGACCATATCTCCTAATGAGTTAATTAAGATTATTATGAGTAATTTATTGCAATCATGTTAATTTATAAATCTTTTCCTTTACAACCACCATCAATGTTTTTAGCACCTTTTTCTACTAATAATCTAATTAGTTTTTCTCTTACTGAAGTAATACATCTTTTATTATTAAATAACCATTTATGATATTGTAAATTGGCTAATTTTAATGGAGTATTAAAACCCCGATCACTTTTTGCAACTATATTAAGATCAGCACCTTTTTCTAATAATAATATTATTATTTCATCTATCACACTTTCATCTCCATTAGATAATTGTATTGCATAATATATTGCGGTATAACCAGAACTATCTTGTGCATTAATATTTACATTATTTTCTACTAATATTTTAGTAATATCAAAAATATATTGATGCCAGTTATACACAGTATATATTTTTTTACTTGTAAATAATGCTAATAATGCAGTGGGGGCTTCAGGTAAGTCATTAATTTTTGCTCCATGTTTTAATAATATATTAATCATTGCAATTGAATTTTTATGGCCTGCATTAATAGCAGTTACTATTAATGATTCATTGTAGAAAATTTGATTAACATCTGCACCAGCTTCTATTAATCTGGTAAACTCTTCTATATTTCCAGTTCTACATGCTACAAATATTTCTCGAGCACCACCACCTGCACCACCACCTGCACCACCACCTGCACCACCTGCACCACCTGCACCACCTATTAAATTAGAAATTATATTTTTATATCCTAAATATTTATTATTATATTTTAAATATTTATGTTCGAATGACATATTTATATATTATAAAA